TGTTGCCCCGTCGTCTAACGGCAAGACTACGGACTCTGACTCCGTCAATTGAGGTTCGAATCCTCACGGGGCATCCAGCCAACGATCTCACAAATGCTCAGAGGAACTCAAAGGGATCGAAAATCCCCGTATTTGCCTCGTTTTTGTGTCTCACGGCGGCTCTCAACATATCATTGCAGCCCGCACAGCTTGTTGTGTAAGCGTTGTGTAAATCAACCTTGGGTTGGAGCAGAACTATGGGCCTCACCGTCACCGAGATCAGGAACGCGAAGCCGCAGGCCGCTCGCACCAAATTGACCGACTCGGGGGGCCTTGTCCTTGAGGTCAGCCCCAAGGGCGTCAAAACATGGAAGCTGCAATTCCGCCACCGGGGGAAGCAGCGCACCTTATCGCTCGGACGGTGGCCGGATCATTCTCTTGCCGAGGCTCGCGAATGGCGCGAGGCAATCAAAGCCAAACTGCGGCAGGGCCAAGACCCTATCGCCGATGTGCGCGCGGCTAAGCGTGAGCAAGTGATCGGCGCGGTGACGTTCGAAGAGATCGCGCGCGAGTTTCTCGACAAGCAGGCGGGGGTGTTGGACGCCCGATATCACGCTTGGGTCGTGGCCCGGTTCGACAACGATGTCTTTCCTGAGATCGGCGCAAACCCCTTGGCCGACTTCTCGCACGCGGATGTGTTGCGGTTAATCCGGCGCTTCGAGAAGCGCGATGCGATCGAGATCGGGCGCAAGACCCTAGGTTACGTTTCGAAGGTGATGCAGTATGGAATCGCGAAGGGCCTGTTGGTGCAGAACCCGGTGCCCAACGCTCTCCCTGCGATGAAGCCGAAGCCGAAGGTGCAGCACTTCGCCAAGCTGCCTGCGGCGCGGCTACCGGAGTTCTTCGAGCGGCTGAGCAGATCGGGCGCTGACCCGGTGACGCTGCTCGCGATCCGGTGGACGATGCTGACGATGGTGCGAACCAACGAGACCCGCTTTGCCCGCCCCGAGGAGATCGAGGGCCTGAGCGCGGGAAACCCGATCTGGCGAATACCTGCCGACCGGATGAAGATGTCCCGCGAGCACATTGTCCCGCTGCCCAAGCAGGCGGTCGCACTGCTCGACGCGATCGAGGCCGTGCGGGTCGCCAGCGGCAGCCCGTGGATGTTCCCCCAAACGACCAACGCGAAGAAGGCTATCAGCGAGAACCGGATGCTCTATTGCCTCTACGATCTTGGTTACAAGGGAGTCGCGACGATGCACGGCTTCCGGGGCTTGGCCTCGACCGTGCTCAACGAGCAGGTGGACAAGCGGGGCACCAGGCTCTTTGATCGGGACTGGATCGAGTTGCAGCTTGCGCACGATGAGTCGTCCGACGTGCGCGCGGCATACAACGCCGCCGAGTATCTCGGGCCTCGCCGTCGGATGCTGCAATGGTGGGCGAACTATCTCGTCGATCAGGAAGCTATCGGGAAATTGCTCTAATCTCACTTTTAAGTTGAACTGTATGCTGGTCTCGGTATGAGAGTCTCATGCACGCTCATTCGATATCACAAGAACAGGGAACGTGGTGGCGGCTCCCGAAAGTCATGGAAGAAACCGGGCTTTCGCGGGCGACGATCTATCGCCTGATGGGGCGCGGAAACTTCCCGCACAACCGCGCGCTGCGCAGCGCGCGGGCGAAGGTTTGGATTGCGAGTGAGGTGCTCGACTGGAAAGCCGAAGAGATGGTTCCTGTCGCCGATGCGGGGATCGGGGACCTTTTGTGACGCGCGCTTATTACAACGAGTTCGATACGCACGCCGCCCAATGGCTGCGTAATCTCATCGACGCGGGGCTGATTGCCTTCGGCGACGTTGACGAAAGGGATATCCGTGACATCACTCCAAACGAATTGCGCGGTTACACGCAATGCCACTTCTTCGCCGGGATCGGAGTCTGGTCTTCCGCTCTGCGGCTCGCCGGATGGCCTGATGATCGACCAGTGTGGACAGGAAGCCCACCCTGCCAACCTTTCAGCGCGGCAGGCCGAGGAGCGGGGGTTGCTGATGAGCGGCACCTATGGCCGCATTGGCACCATCTCATCCGAGAGTGCCGACCTGTGCAAGTCTTTGGTGAGCAAGTTGCGTCGAAGGACGGACTTGGTTGGCTCGACCTTGTTCAATCTGACATGGAAGGATCGGGTTACGCCGGGGGGGCGGTCGATCTCTGCGCTGCGGGCGTCGGTGCTCCGCACATCCGCCAGCGGCAGTTCTTCTTCTTCTCGGCCCTCGGGGCATCCTACGCCGCGCGCAACGGATGGGGAGAAGAACGTCCGTTCAATCGAAGGCTCGGATCGGGAGATTGCCCGGAAGGGTGGCCCGCAGGATTTGGCACAATCGGCGGCATTGAGCGGTTGGATTACAGCCGCAGCGAGGGACTACAAGGACTCGCCGGGAATGGCTCTGACGCGCGAGGACGGGCGCTCGCGGATCGATCAGCTTCCGAGGCAGGCGCAGTTGTCACATTGGCCGACGCCGATGGCGGGCAATTCGGGCAAGCCGGGAGCCTACAATCCAGCGGGGAACACGGACAGCAGCCGGAAAACGGTGGCACTGGTGGGCGGCCCGGTAGCCCTGAGCGAAGCGGATCGGATGGACTTAACCTATTGGCAAACTCCGACGGTGGATCAGTTTCGGTCTCGGGGCGGAGACCGGAAGGCGGAGATGGGGAACGACCAGATTGTTCGGACTCTGCATTTGGCACCGGGCGGACCAGCCCGACTAACGGTTTCTGGCGAGATGTTGATTGGCTCTTCTGCCGAGATGGAAAGTGGCGGCCAGTTGAACCCGGCACATTCCCTTTGGTTGATGGGGCTACCTTTCGACTGGATTCTGGCAGCCCCTTTGCAGGAAAGTCGCGCGCGCAAATCCTCAAGGGTGCAGGGAACGCAATCGTCAGGGACGCGGCGGCTCACGTCATCGGGTCGTTCCTCGAAGCAGAAGCCGATGAGATTGCAGCTTTGGATGCTCGAAGCTGCGTCAATCTGATCGGGGACCTTCTGTGAGCAACATTGACGATCTGCTCGGCGGCGCTCCGACGGCGCCACAACCGACCGAGCGCGAGCAGCGGCGCATTGAATCCGCACATCGGCTTGCCAAAGAGGCCGCGATCAAGGCGGCGGGGCACGGGGGCACGTTCGTCGAGATGGGCGCGCTCAAGCGCCCGGTTTCGCAGAACTTCCTCGCCGAAGTGTTCGACATGGACCCGGCGACCGTTCGCAAGCGATTGGTGCGGTGCCCAAAACTCGGCATGGCCGGGGGCAACCGCCCGATCTACGACTTCAAGACCGCTTGCTCATACCTGCTCCCGCCCAAAATGACGGCGGAAGAGTTCATCAAGACTCTGCACCATCTGAAACTGCCGCCTGAGGTCAACAAGACCTTCTGGCAGGGCCTTCGCGAGCGACTCCGGTTTTTGCGTGAGGCTGGCGAACTTTGGAACACGACCGACATTCTCAAAGTCTTCGGCCAGGTCAATATGATGTTCAAGGATCGCATCGATATGTGGGTTGAGGATATCCGCGATCTTCGCGGCATTTCGGACGAGCACGTCGAGAAGATCGAGCAGATGGCTCACGCGCTCAAGAACGACCTCTATCAAGACCTTGTGACTGCCCCGGCTCGCGGGGAGACCCGTAGCGTGCGCGATAGCGAGGACCCGCTGGCACCCGCCTCGCACGATGACACGGTGATCGATGAGGACATGATTTCCGATGCGATTTAGCACTGACACTTATGACGGGATTGCACGGCGCCTTGCCTCGCAGAATCCCAATATGCTCGTGCCTTGGTGGCTCATGGCCGCTTTCATGTATGAGGTCGAGAACGATCCCTTTCTGAGCGACGGCTGCTTCGATTGGCTCTCTGCCGAACTGTTCTCGAAGTGGGATGAGGTCGAGCATCGCCACAAGACCCTCATCGATCGTGACGGGCTGCGGGCCGGGACGGGACTGGCTGCCGATCTCCAAAACCTACCGACACTTATCAAGGACGCGGCGCGGCACCTTGTTTGCAAATACGCCAACGCGGCAGAAATTGGGGCGGTTGCATTCGACATCGACGATCTGCTCGGCGGATCGAATACCGGGATCGATGATTTGCTATGAGACTCCCACAAGCCACATTTCCGTCAATCGAGCACATCGTTTCCGCCAGTGCGGAAGGCGTGCGGCCCGCTGAGCGCCTGAGTGTATCAGAGGCCGCAGCGAAGTATCACATCGTCAACAATCCCGGCTCCTACGTCGGCCCGTTCTCGCTCGACAAGGCACCATACCTGATCGAGCCGATGGACGAGATGACGAGCCTTGATCTCAAGGCAGTCGTGTTCGTCGGTCCCGCTCGGACGGGCAAGTCTGCGATGCTCATCAACTGGCTTTGCCACACTGCGATCTGCGACCCCGCCGATATGCTGGTTGTCCACATGACGCAGAGCACAGCCCGCGATTGGTCCCAAGCCGATCTCGATAAGGCTGTGCGGAACTCACCCGAACTTAGGGCGCGCATGGTGCCCGGTCGCCAGAACGACAACGTGCATGACAAGTCGTTCCTGTCGGGAATGCGGCTGCTCATCAAATGGCCGTCGATCACAGAACTTTCCGGCAAGACGATCCCGCGGCAGTTCCTTATGGACTACGACCGTATGCCGGACTCAATCGGCGGCGAAGGCAACGCTTTCGATCTGACCAAAAAGCGCGGGCAGACCTTCAAGCGGCGTGCGATGTGCGTTGCCGAATCTTCGCCCGGTCGTGATGTCACGAACGCAAAGTGGGTTGCGAACTCGCCACATGAGGCTCCGCCCGCAACAGGCATTCTCGATCTCTATAACCGCGGGGATCGCCGCCGCTGGTATTGGCGTTGTCCTTGGTGCGATGAAGCATTCGAGCCAGCTTTCGGGCTTCTCAGCTACCCCGAAAGCCGAGATCACCTTGAAGCCGCTGAGCAGGTGGTGATGGGTTGCCCGCATTGCGGCGGCGTGATGACGCCAGATCAACAGCACGAACTCAACCTCGGCGGTCGCTGGGTTAAGGACGGCGCGGTGTGGTTGCCCGATGGGTCGATGGTGCCCAAGGACGGCCACACCATTCGCCGAAGCGAGATCGCCTCATTCTGGATGAAGGGGCCAGCGGCCAGTTTCACCAACTGGAAAGAACTCGTCGTGAAGTATCTCGACGCATCCGAAGCCTGGGACAAGAACGCCGACGAAGAATCTCTGCGCACGACGGTCAACGTCGATCAAGGTGAGCCGTATATCCCGAAGGCTATGGAAGCGGGACGGTTGCCAGAAGAACTCGCGTCGCGCGCTGCCCATTGGGGCGGATCGCGGGCTGAGCCGGTTGTGCCTGAGGGCGTCCGTTTTCTCGTCACCACGGTTGACGTGCAGGCGCGCTCGTTCGTGGTGCAGGTTCACGGTATCGGTGTCGGCAACGATATCTGGCTGGTCGATTTCTTCAAGATCAGGAAGAGCCGATATCGGCATGACGATAACGGGGAAAAAGCGATCATCGATCCTGCGGCCTACCCCGAGGATTGGAATACGCTGATCGACGAGGTGATTGAGCGAACCTATCCCCTGGCCGACGGCAGTGGGCGTCGGATGCAGGTGAAACTCATTGGTTGCGACTCTGGCGGTAAGGCAGGCGTCACCTCGAAGGCTTACCAGTTCTGGCGCTCGCTGCGTGACGATGACAAGGGCCGTCAGCATCACAGTCGTTTCCAATTGGTGAAAGGCGAGGCAAAACCTTCGACCCCACGCTATCGGAAGACCTATCCCGATTCGAACCGCAAAGACCGGAACAGCGGCGCGCGCGGTGACGTGCCCGTCGTTTTCCTCAATTCCGACACGCTCAAGGATACGGTCAGCGGGATGCTCGGTCGTATCGAGGCCGAGGGCGGGCGAATCAACTTCCCGATCTGGTATGACGAGCGAGGGAAGCAAGAGGACCTCGGGTGGCTGTATTCGCAGCTTACGGCGGAAATCCGCACTGACAAAGGATGGCAAGCCAACGGCGGGCGACGCAACGAAGCGTTCGATCTTCTTTACTACACAATCGGCCTCTGCCTCGATCCTAGGATCGCATTGGAGAAGATCGATTGGTTCAATCCGCCTAAGTGGGCCGAAGAATGGGACCAAAATAATCTCGTCTTTGACGGCAACGAGGGGCCGAGGTTTGCGCCGCAGGTGCGCAAGACTGATCTTGCCGCTTTGGGCGACCTTCTGACTTGACGATTTATCAACTTTTCGATGTCAGTCTAAAGACCATGCACCATATTATCGCACTCGCTCTGCTTCTTTCTGCAAGCCCCCAAACCGTGATAGAAGATATCAAGGTGGCTCGCGAAGCCTATCGTCAGTGCGTGATTGACGAGGCGGTCAGACTCGGTGGGAACAACAACGAAAGCGCCGAAACGATCTTGTCTGCCGTTGCTTCGGTGTGCCGGGATCGCGAAGATGCAGCGCGAACAGCTTATGCTCGCGCCCCTATATCCGATTTGCGGGCCGACGTGTTGTTCAGTCGCGACCGGCAGCTTGCCCAACAGGATGCGACCGCAGCCCTGCTCAGCGCGCGGGCGTCGTAATTTTTCGCAGTAGCATTTCACTATTTAGTTGAAATCCTCATGGGTGGCGTTAAGGCTCACCTCATGGCGACCCAAGAAGAACTGCTCACCGAAGCCAAGGCGGCTTACCATCGGCTGATGCTCGGCGAGAGTGTTGTCGAGGTGCGCGATCAATCTGGTGAGAGCATTCGGTATCAGGCGGCTACGGCCTCTCGGCTGCTTGCCTATATCCGCCAGATGGAACCGACCTTTCTGCTTCCGGCAGCAAACGGGCCAATGCGTTTTGTCGGGGGGCGCCGTTAGTGGCAAGCGCGATCCAGATCGACGATCTTCTCGGCTCGTCCGAGGGGGCCAGCGCCGCCCCCGTTCCCGTCCCTGCGGTGGGTGGCGCTGGTTCAAATCTTGCGATGGGCGGGGCCTATGAGGCGGCTGATCGCTATGAGCGTTCGATGGCGCTGTGGACGCCACCGCTCACGATGGCCGATCAGGAAATTCTGCCCGCCAAGCACCTCGCCGATGCTCGCGTTCGCGACACGCTGCGGAATGACGCCTATTTCGTCAACGCGGCGAATATGCACCGCGACCACATTGTCGGCAGCATTTTTCTTCTCAACTCCAAACCAGCCTCGCGCGTGCTCTTCGGGGCCGCCGACGATATGTGGGAAGCCGAGTTTCAGGAAGAAATCGAAGAGAAGTTCACTCTTTGGGCCGAAAGTGACGAATGTTGGGTTGACGCAACTCGGCGGAATACGTTCTCCGAACTCGTGCGTCTCGCTGTCGGCATTCACTTCATGGGCGGCGAAGTCATTGCCAGCGCCGAGTGGTTGCGCGAAGAAGCAGATCGCCCGTTCAAGACCGCAATTCAGATGCTCGATCTCGAACGGGTTTCGACACCGCCGCAGTATAGTGCTGACATCGGCGTTCGCGGCGGTGTGCGCCGGAACAGCCGCGGTCGCCCGGTCGGCTACTACGTGCGTGATGCACACCCGACCGATTATCGCGATCCGCGCGCTCATCAGTGGAAGTTTGTCGATTCGGCAAAGCCGTGGGGTCGTCGCCAGATGATCCATGTCTTCGAGCAGATGCGGCCTGACCAGACCCGAGGGATTGCCGAAGTCACCGCGATGCTGCGCGAGTCCAATCAGGCGAAGACCATGCGCGCGGTCGCGTTGCAGAACATGATCGTGAACTCGTCCTATGCTGCGGCGATCGAGAGCGATCTGCCGACTGACGTTGTTTTCAATATGCTCGGTGGCGGCGGCGTCGAAAGCGCCGATGCAATGACGGGCGCGATCTCGAACTACATGGAATCCTACCTTTCGACCGTTGCCCAATACGTCGGCAAGTCGAAGTATGCGCAGATCGACGGGGTGAAAATCCCGCACCTTCCGCCTGGTTCGAAATTGAACCTGATGCCGGTTGGCCAGGGCGGCTTGCTTGGAACCGATTTCGAGCAATCTCTGCTTCGCTATATGGGCGCTGGCAGCGGCCTGACCTACGAGCAGTTCTCGCGCGATTACTCCAAGACGAACTATTCGTCGATCAAAGCCGGTCTCGCCGAGACCGGCCTGTATATGGCTTCGAAGAAGAAGATCATCGCCGATCGTTTCGCGAGCGCGATCCTTCGCTTGTGGATGGAAGAAGCCATCAACGCAAACCAGATCGAGACGCTCAAGCGTCGCGAGGTGCCGAACTTTTACGAGCCGCTGATGGCCGAAGCCTACACGGCCTGTGAATGGATCGGCTCTTCGCGCCATCAGATCGACGAACTCAAGGAAACGCAGGCTGCGGTCGCCCGTATCAACGCGGGCCTGACCACTCGTGAGATCGAGATCGCCCGCTTTGGCCGTGATTACCGCAAGGTCTTCCGCCAGTTGTCGCGGGAGAAGGCTCTTGCCGAAGACCTCGGCCTCGATTTCTCGGGCAACGATGCAATGATGGGCGCCGTTGAGGCGGCGACCGATGAAGAAGATCAGGAAGCAAAGGCGCCCCGCAATGACCAGTAACCCTTTCATGTCGCGGTTCAATCAGGCCCCGGCGCTGGTGAATCCGGAATTGCAGCTTCACTTCGAGGCCTGCTTGACCGCAGGTGCCGCACACATCGAACGGTTCGAGAAGCCGATCGAGGCGATCTCCGCCGAGGCCCACGATAACGATGACGGCTTCTGGCCTGCCGAGGATTCCTACACCGCCTTCTATCGTCCTTACAAGGTGCTCAACGGCACCCTGCGGATCGATGTGAAGGGCGTTCTCATCAACGACTTTCCGTATCAGGTCTCAGACTGGTTGACCGGCTACGAATATATCTCGCGTGCGGTGAATCGTGGGCTTGCTGATCCCGATGTGAAGCGAATTGCGCTGATGGTGAACTCGCCTGGTGGCACCGTGGCCGAGTGCTTCGAATGCGCCGATGTGATCGCCAGCGCCCGCGAACAGAAGCCGATCCAAGGTTTCGCCCGCGACTATGCCTATTCGGCGGCCTACGCGCTCATCAGCGCAACGTCGAATATCCACATGACGCGCACTGGCGGCGTTGGGTCGATTGGCGTTGTTACCGCACACACCGACATCAGCAAGCGTATGGATGCGATGGGGATGAAAGTCACCTTCATCTACGCTGGAAAGCATAAGGTCGATGGCAATCCATACGAGCCGCTTCCCGAAGCCGTGAAGGATCGGATGCAGGCGCAAATTGATGAACTCTACGAAGTGTTCGTGTCCCATGTGGCACGCCACCGGACGATGAGTGAAGACGAGGTTCGGGCAACCGAAGCCGACACCTTCACCGCGACCGAAGCCACCTCAAACGGATTGGCCGATTCGGCTGGCCCGCTTGAAGCAGCCCTGGCCTCATTCGAGGCCGAAATGTCCAACGAAACGGAGTCTGATATTATGTCCCAGGATAAGGACACTTCGGCGACCCTTGAGGCCGCCGTGAATACCGCCCGCGCAGAAGCTTTGCGTGAAGGCGCATCGCTCGAACGCGCGCGCATCACCGCGATCCTCGGTTGCGATGCAGCCAAGAACCGCCCCGTGGCCGCGCAGAACGTGGCGATGGAAACCGAGATGAGCGTTGAGGCGGCGACCAACTTCCTCGCAAAGCTGCCCGAAGAAGCGACCCCGGTTGCTTCGACTGGTGGCGAAGGCGCTGGCGTCGGTGCCAATCGCTTCGACAAGGCGATGACGAGCACGGGCAATCCGAACCTGAGCGGCAACGATCACGGCGAAGGTAGCAACGAGCCGACCGGCGCTCAGTCGCTCATCGCTGCCCGCAAGGCTGCCACCGGCTTCGGCCCGAAGAAGGTCGCTTAATCGCGCCTTTGAGTTCAACCTTTTAGTGAAGGAATAATCTCATGCCCAATATCCCTTATGGCGGCGAAGGCGTTGCGCAGGGTATCGACACCCAGGAGTTTAGCTACAACGAACTCCTGACCGGCCATGCTCCCGCATTCCTGACTGTCCCAGGCTACCAAGCCGATGGCACGGTTGCGATGGCGGCTTTCACCGTGGTCGGCGTCAATGCCGGTGCGCTCGTTCCGGCTGTTCTCGGTGGGGCTACTCCGATTGCCCCGATCGGCATTTTGCCCGCCCCGATTCTCGCGAGCGGAAACGTGCAGAAAGTCGGCCTGATCCGCGGCGGGAACTTCAACGTCGATGCTCTGGTTTTCGATGCTTCTTTCGCAACGGAAGCGGACAAGCTGGCTGCGTTTGAAGGCGCACCGACCCCCACCAACATCGTCTTGCAGAAGGTCGGCTAATCGCCGCCCGTTAAGCACGACCTTTCTCAAGAAGAGGAAAGCAAGAAATGACTATCACCCCTCAGTTCTACGATACTGAATCCCTCCTCGGAGTGATGCAGGAAGAAGACCCTGTAAACTTCTATTGGGCGGCGATGTTCTCGAACCAGATCAACTCGGACGACGAGTATATCGACTTCGAGAAGATTCCGCATCAGGGCCGGAAGTTGGCGCCGTTCGTTACCCCTCTTGCGCAGGGTAAGCCGATCTATAGCCGTCGGGCCATCCTGAATCGCGTCAAGCCCGCCTACATCAAGCCGAAGGATGCTGTGTCGCCGGATCGCGTGATGAAGCGCAAGCCTGGGGAACTGCTCGCCCCGACGCCGATGTCGCCGGAACAGCGCCGTCAAGCTGTGATTGCTGACATCATCGTGCAGCACAACGAAGCGATCGATCGTTCTCTCGAATGGCTGGCTGCGCGTGCTGTGATCGACGGCAAGGTTGTGATCGGCGACGATCTGATGCCCGAGCGCGAAGTCGATTTCCAACGTGACGCTGCCCACACCGTCGCCCTCGGCGCTGGTGCCCGGTGGAACGAAGGGACCGCCACCATCGTCGAGAACATCGAATCGTGGCGCACGCTGGCGCGTCGGGCTTCGTTCGGTGGCCGGATGAACCGCATCACCATCGGTGCCGACGCTTGGGATGTCATGCGGAAGAGCGACGAGATCAAGGCGTTGCTCGACCTCTACACCCGTGGCACTGACGGCAACGTCCGAACCGGGATTTCGGCTGACGCCGAAATCGAATTTGTCGGTCAGCTTGCACCCGATCTGCAAGCCTACGTCTATTCGGATTATTACGAGACGAACGCTGGCGACATTGTGCCGTTCCTCGATCCGAAGGCCGTGGTTCTGACCGGCCCGAGCATGATGGGTTATCGTTGCTTCGGTGCGATTCAGGACCCGTATGCGCAGTATCGCCCCTTCGAGAAGTTCCCCCGGAACTTCCGTCAGGACGATCCGGCTGGCGAGTTCGTGATGACTCAGTCCGCCCCGCTGATGGTTCCGGTCAATCCGAACGTCACCTTCAAGGCGACGGTTCTGGCTTAATCGCCCGGAACTTCCTGCAAACAAGGCTCCCGAGGGCTTCGGCCCTCGGGATTTCCCCAAACCGAAAGGGACAAATATCATGCCAACTTTCACAGCAATCAATCGCATCGAACGCCGCGTCAAAGGTCAAACTGTCATTACCAATCCGGGCGATACCATCGTTCTCTCTGGTGAAGAAGCCGACGAAATGGTCGCGCTCGGTGCAGTTCGGGAAGGCTCGGACGATCTGAGCGACGAAACCGCTGACGACCAGGTTCCGGCCAAGACCGCCAAGCAGAAGAAGGCCAAGACCGCCAAGCAGAAGAAGGCCGAAGCCGCCGCTGCCGAGAAGTCTGCCGCTGACGAAGCCGCCGCTGCCGAGAAGGCTGCCGCTGACGAAGCCGCCGCTGGCACCGACAGCGGGGACTTGCTCTAAGATGCCTCGCCGCAGCTTCCGTGAGGTGCTGCGCAAGGGACGCCGGGACATCCACGAACAGTTGGAAGTCCCGGCGCTCTATATTGCCTTCGACGGGGCCGATCCGGTTCCCGTCGATATCCGCGTGCATCGCCAGTTTGCCCAAACCGGCGACATGGGATCAAAGGTCAAGGGTTACGCGCAGATGGTCGAAGTTTCGCCCCGCGTGATCTTCCTCGTCGAACAACTGGCTGACGCGCGCAACGGGGGAATCTTCTCCGTCGTCGCAGGTGAAGCATACCGCGTTGAACGCACCGATCCCACCAACGACATCACCCGCACAGCCGATGTCTCTATCATGCCCCTGGCCGAAACGATCGGCCTTCCTATTCCGGTGGTCGAATTGCCATGAGCAGTCCTTACGTCGTCGCTGTGGAAGGCTTGAACGAAACGATCGCCTCGATCGACGAAATGCCCGCGAGCGTGCTCCGTTTTGCCCGGATGGCTATCAACACCACAACGAAGAAGGCCCGCACTCTAGCTTCTCGGCGGATCAGGGACCAGGTCAGCTTCTCGGCAACCTACCTGTCCGATGGCAATGGCCGCCTGTCGATCACGAAGAGCGCAACCGAAAACGATCTTGAGGCGCGGATTCGCGGTCGCTTCCGACCCACTTCGCTCGCCCGTTTCGCTACGTCATCGAGCAGCCGGGGCGTTCGTGTTCGCGTCAAACCCGGCTCAGGCCAGTTGATGCGGCGGGCCTTTCTGATGAAACTGCGCGCGGGCAGTGCGCCGATCGATACCAAGTCAAATCAGGGACTCGCTATTCGCCTGAAACCCGGTGAGCGGGTGGAGAACAAGCGCCGGATGCTTCAAGTCGCCGGTAATCTCTACCTCCTCTTTGGCCCAAGTGTCGATCAGGTCTTCGCTTCGACCGCAGAAGAGATCGCACCCGAAACTTCCGATATTCTCGAAGCCGAGTTT